AGCCAAGGCTTTCTTCTTGTTGTCGTCCATTAAAGTCCTCACGTAATCAATAAGGCCTGACGGCCAACACCTGTATAAGTAGCCAGTATTATTCCACAGCGCTCGAGGATCGCCTACCCCTGATTTGCGATTTCTGCCGCAGCATGTTGCAGCAACCCCTCTAGCGCGGCCTTCACCGTTTGTCGGCGGACCTCATCGCGATTCCCCGGAAAGTGCCGGCACTCGGTGGTCAGTGTCTCTCCCGCTCCCCAGGCCAGCCACACCGTGCCCACAGGCTTCTGCGCAGAACCGCCATCCGGCCCGGCGATACCGCTGACCGCCACGGCAAAATGCGCATGGCTCTTGGCCTGCGCCCCCCGGACCATGGCCTCGACCACTTCACGACTGACCGCGCCGACCGAATTGAACAAATCGACCGGCACATTCAATTGCAGGGTCTTCTGGCGGTTGGAATAGGTGACATAACCGGCCTCGAACCAGGCCGAACTGCCAGGAATCCGCGTGATCGCCTCAGCAATCCCTCCTCCGGTGCAGGACTCCGCGGTGGTGACGTGGGCATTCAGAACCTGCAAACGCCGGCCGAGTTCAGCGGCAAGCTGGGTGATTTCTTTCACAATCCTCTCCTGATGGGGCTGGCGTGTGCTTACCGTACACCAGGCGAGGTGGCTTGCAAGTGATAAGCCGTAGGGCGACTAAACAACCCTCCAAAACCTTAACTCTTGCCAAAATTCTCAGTAAATTTACAACCCAAGCCTTTGCCACGAAGGCAAAGGCAGGGCTCAAAGCGCTACGCCTGATTCAAGCCAGCAAGTCCCAGGTCAGGGCAATACCTGCCGGACGCGGAGTAGTTGCAGGCACTGAAGTACCAAGCCACAGGCCCTTGCCTGCTGGAACAAAGAGCGGATAGGGCAACACCACCTCAGAATGCGATCCAGCGGCGCTGTTACCGTTACCAGAGAAGATAATCGGCACAGTTCTATCGCCAACAATTTTCGGTGCAGTGACGCCACAATAAACGTCAACAGCTCCATTCGAAGGGGCGATATAACCCGTGCGAATGATAACTCCGTTAGTGTTAGAGGCCGGGTCAACGATGGTAGTTACACCGCTGGGAATTGGGTAAATCGATACGAAGTGGTTACCAACTGGTACTGCGTCCATTTTTTACACCTTATTAGGTCAAGTGATTGTGCGCGGAGAATCCGCATTCATATCGCTCAAAGGCGTTTGCTCGAGGCTCGTAGCCTTCACATGATTCAAGGTCCCGCATCGGGAGCATTTGATCTGGAGCTCGGTAAACTCACCCACTCGGGCGAGAAGTCTTTTGCAATGACCGCATCTGCACTCTTTTAGCATCGGCACATCCGTTTGAAGGTGTCCTGACTGTTACCCCGTCCTTATGGGCAACGTTGTGTCCCTTTACTCTCAGTGCCGTTGCTCGGCTGCCGAAGCGCCCCCCAGCACAGCCTGGGATTCGCGCACCCACTGCTGCAACGCCTTCAATTGCTCGGCATTGGCGTGGCATTCGCTGTAGTTGTCGACGACGCTGGCGGCGACGGTAGAGAGTGCAAGGCCCGAGGCGGCGCCATCAGTGACGCTGGGGCCTGCGGCCACGGGCAGGTTGGCGGCGCCGGCGTCGTGCACCCGGACAAAACCAGCAGGCACAACGCAGGCTCTATCAGCCGCTTTCGAGACATAGACAGGAACCTCCTTGGTGATGGTGGCGCCCGCCTGATAGACCTTGACGATACGGTCGACGTACTCGACCACCACCTTTTCCCTGACCGTGCCCAGGGCCCGGCCTTGTTCAAAGGATTGTTTGAGACGAGCCTCATCGAGGCGTTGGTTGTTACTGCGCTCACTGCCGGCACCGCTGAGGTAGCCGAGTGCATAAAGCAACCCGGCCGCCACCGCGATGGCCAGCCAGCCACGGATATTCATCAAGCCCTCCTGAGGCGAGCATGAAATGAATCACCCAGCCTGCCAAAAAACCTGTAGCCGCTGCCGCAGGCTGCGAAAAGGTCCGCAGGACCTTCAGACGGCAGCCCTCACACCACCGGCAAACACAGCACCGCCCGCGCCCTGGCCCAGAGTTCCAGGCGGTCCTGCAAGCCATTCAGGCCCCCATTGATCCGCCGGGTAATGCTGTTGAACTCATCGCGGTCAGCCAGGGCATTGAGCCCACCGCGCTCCCAGAACCAGGCCGCCGACTCGGCGGCCCATTGCGGCTGCTCCAGCAGTTCCGGCAACTCCAGCAGGCGCTCATCGCCAAACAGCCCGAGGCTGCACTGGCGATAGTTGCTGCGCCCGGTGATCTGGATCAGCCCACGCCCGCGATACCGCTGGCCGTCGCCGTCGGCTTCTGGGGTGTTGCCCAAGCGTGCGGCGAGCGTGCCGGTATCGTACTTGCTCAGGTATTGATCACTGCCCAGCTCGCGCACCCACTGCAACTGGCCCGACTCGTGGCCGATCTGCGCGATGAACGCCGCCATGCGCAGGCGGGTGACGATGCCGTACTTGCTCATGGCGGCGTTGAGAGCAGGAACAAAAACGCCGGCTTTAGCGCCGGCGTTGGGGAGGATCTGCAGCAGCTGTTGCGGTGTCATAGGCATAGGTAAAACCTCATAGGTCAGAAATAAGAACGCCCCGTTAGTGCGGGGCGTTTACTGGGCTTCACCTGGCTGCCGAGGCCAGTCAACCGAACCTGGGTATCCCTGCTGCTCGGGCACACGATTGACCGCAACACGGTATTGTTTCCAAGCCTTAAGGCTTGCAAGCTCAGCGGCGGTTACCTCGTCTAAATCAACGGCATCCTGAAGCGGGGCAATACGTAACCCCGCGAAAGCGAGCAACCTATCGCGCTGTGCATTTACATCCAGCAATACTTGCTCGGGCGTTGGAATCAATGCAGCCTCTTGCGCCTGTCTGATTTTCGCGAATTCGCTATCGGTCAGGCGCTCAAGGCCTTCCTTTATAAATTCGTCTTGAGAACCATCAGACTCATACGCGAATACCGTGCCTGAAGTGCGTTCAATGTAATATTTCATCAGCGTAGCTCCGACCATTTACCTATGTATGAAGCAGTTGTCGATGTCACCATGTATGAGCTTCCAGGTGGGATAATTGCACTGATAGTACTAATGGCACCTAAAGATGAGTCGTTGATAGTAGATCTTGAAACCTCAACCCCATCAACCAAAAGTTGCATTACGTTGCGGGTGTTGTTCGAAGGCCATACGGAAACCGCAATTGATCGTCCGGTCGTGTTGGTATAGGCAACATCTCGCGCCCGCGCTGCAGTTACGTCCTGCCATGTTTGGCCAACACCAATTCCTTTAGGCAGCGTTGCTACATCAGCTTTAGTCGCGGGATTAAAATTCCCTGCATGCCACAAAACATAGGCATTTTTGCCCATCGACCAGCCGCCAACTTTAAATTGATTATCAGTATCAAGACCAAAGTAAGATGCAAATTTTCCAGGCCGGTGAAATGCAATGACTGCAGACGCCTCGCCTGCCCCGCCACTGACCTCCATACTTCCTGTATTACCAGGAATTGAAGCAATATCGGATGATAAATTCGAGTTAAATATGGGATTTGAGTAGGCCGGAACGTCCTGACCGACTTTTATACACTTATTTAGTTCGCCATCCGTCTGAGCCTTAGTATAGGCATCATTGATACCGTACTCCGCCAAAGTAGTTTTGTTTTCTTTAGGGGGGATAGCAGCTCTAACAATCGAATTAATTGCACCTAACAACTGGTCATTATTGTTCTCTGCAGGCTGCTTACCGCCGGCCCGAATGACGTTCAACAGTTCATCAGTAACCCCGTTGCCCCAGGTCGCCGGAATCAGAGAGCCGACTTGCCCGGTGGTGGTGTTCTCATCAACAAACTTGCCGTTGACTAACCCCACGTTGGGCACACTTTTCGGATAATCCATTTATACACCCACCCCATAATTGATTGATTCCAGTGCATGCGCCGGAGCGCTGCGACGGATAACGCATTCAAGGGCGCCGCTCGGGTTGACCCCGAAGCGCTCACCCCAATAGCTGGCCCCAAAGCGCCGCCCCAGACGGCGCCGCGGGCCCGTGTTGAGCGTCCACATAAACTGCGCGGACCAAGTACCGAAGTGGGCTGCGCCAAATCGGGAGCGGCCAAACCTCGGCGCCCGGCGCTCCGTGATGGTGGCTTCGGGATAGCCGAGGCGCACCGCGATCTCGATGAAGTAGCCACAGGATTGCCCGCCGACCGCCATCAGCCGTTGGCGCACCGCCAGACGGCGGTCCTCAAATACCGGTTCAAGCCCAATGCAGGGATCCGGCAGCCCCATGACCCGCTCCCAGTCAGGCACCAGTTCATTCACGCCGCCGGCATCCATCTCATTCAGCAGGGCGAAGGCCCGGGCATCCATGCGCGCCAGCTCCTGCGACAAGCCCGTCAGCACTGACGCCAACTCAGGGACGCGCTCAGGCTCCCAGGCCGGCCCCGCGGGGAGCAACGCCCTCAACTGGGCGCGGTATTGATCCGCTGTTCTTAAGCCAGCCATAGGCAGCCCCCATACGTCAGCAACTCGTTAGGCTTCGCTGTTACATCAGCAACCGGCGCCACCAGTTGGTGGTCCCACTCACCAGCGGCCCCGCTAATGGCTTCGGCGATGTGAGTCAGCAAAAGGGGCTCCCCCAGGGCCGCCTCCCGCGCATGCAGATCACGCAATTGCGCCTCGACTGCCGCCCGAACTGCAGAGGTATCCGGATTCAGCCGGATGCTGTACACCACCGATTTTCGCGTGGGGGCCAAGACATACACCTCAGCCGTTACCGGGCGCCGCGGCTCGATGTACTGCTTCACCTCGGCCAGCTGTTCAGCTGTTGGCACCGGATCGATATTGTCGTCGCGCATTACGAACACCGCCACGGTGCCCGGCCCCAGGTACAGCCGCCGGGTCCAGGCCCGGGTAATTCCGGGGCACTCCATGGCCCAGGTTTCGTAGTCGTCCGCCGAGCCGCCGTGGGGAATGATCCGATAGGAGCGGATCACCCGGGAGCGCAGGGATTCGAGGCTTTCCCGGGCCACGCCACCGCTCAGGCCCGGGGCCAGGACGGTGAACGAGTTGCTGATGCCCTGCACCGGCTGCACCGCGGTCAGCTCCAGGCCGGCATCGGCATTGCCCAGGGTACCGCCGTCGACGGCCTGGATCGTGGTGCTGTTGAGGCCTGCGCTGGTGGTGCGGGCGGCGGTCACCTTGTAGCTGCGACCGTCGCTGCTTTGCAGCAGGGTGCCGACATCCAGCACGGCACCGGCTGCCGCGTTGAAACTGACGCTGCCACTGGCCGCCTGGGCGGTCTTGCGCGGCTGGTTCAGGCGCAGCGCGGCGATGCGCTCCAGGGTCGACTCATCGGCCTTGTCCGGAAGGATCTGCTCGGCGATCCAATCCAGGTAGCCATACAGGCCAAAGGCGGCACCGCTCAGGGTGCGGGCCAGCACTTGGGCATCGGACTGGCGCAGCGAATCGCTGGCCAGGTCGCTTTGGGTGCGCTGAATCAGCACCGGCAGCGAAGGGGTTTCAAACGGCATAGGTCACCTGCCAACTGTGAATGGGGTTGAGGTCCAGGCGTTCGCCATCGGCCAGGATCAGCACCGTGCGCAGGTTCAGGCGCTGGGCATCGAGGCGCTCGGTCATGATCTCCACGGCGTTGCAGTGGCCATCGTCGATCAGCCACTGCAGGGCCTCGCGGGCATAGAACTCGGCATCGAGCTGAGTCTGCCGGCTCAGCTTGACCCGGCGCAGCAGCCACAGCCGCGAGCCGATGCGGTCGTCGGCCACGCTGGGAAAACTGTCGCCCCACCAGCCATAGCGCTGGTCGTCATCCAGGGCGTCGTCATCGGCGGCGCGACGCCAGGTGAACAGGCTGATTTCCACGGCCCGGGTCAGGGCGTTCTTCAGGTCGTAAGTGGCGAACATCCTTAACCTCCCACCGGCGCGCCGGTCTGCCCCGGGCCGGGTTGCACGCCGCTGTGGACGTGGTTGATCTGGCTGATGCCAGCGGCGACCTGATCGCCCCGGGAGACGATCTTGCCGCTCATGCTCAGGGTCGGGCTGTCGATGGTGACGCCGCTGCTGGCGCGGATATTCAGGGTCGCGGTGTCGATGTCGATGACCCGCCCGCGCTTGAAGTGGATCTTGTCGCCCTCGTCGGTGTAGATCGCCACTTCACCGGCGGCCAGGGCCTTGAGGCGATAGCGCCGATCGGCCACCACCAGCACCACCCCATGGGAGCGATCGCCACCGAGGAAGGTGGCGATGCCCTCGGCGCCGGCCAGGGGATTGCTGGTAAAACCGTAAGGCTCGAAATGCTCCATGTCGTCGTTGACCTCGCCGGCGGTGAGGCGCATTTGCAGTGATTGCAGTTTGTTGGCCGAGTTGGCGAGCACCACGGTGCCCCGCGCCAACAGGCGTGTCAGTAGGCTCATGCTGAGTTCCTTGGAGGGTAGGAGCCGGCTTGCCGGCGAACAGGGGTTGCGCGGTTTCGTGCCGGGTGCCTTCGCCGGCCAGCTGGCTCCTACGGTTGGGCGCAGGTTTCAGGTTTTGGCGGGGGTCGGGTTGGCGTCGAAGGTCTGCGGCGGCGCCACCTGCAAGGTGGTGATGGAGCCCTGGTCGAACAGCGACCAGGTGACCTTGGAGATCAGCATGTCCTGGTCGAAACCCAGCACCGGGTCGATGACCCGCACCAACGTGTTGTGCCTCCACAAGTCGCCATTGCTCTGGCGCCAGCCCTGCACCTGATAGGTGGTGGTCAGCGCCTTGCCGGTGCGGGTGCCGCACTCCCAGTCAGCCCGCTGCTGAGCCAATTCCGCACTCAGTTGCGCCGCCTCGTTGATCACCGTCACCCGTTTGCGCGAAGCCCGGGCATCGCTGGCCTGGCCGGACACCTCGCAAACCGCGACACCGCTGCTCTGGTCGCTGCCCTTGTGCTGGCCGATCACCCGGTACTCGGAAAACACTGCGGAAAAATCCATCGCTGCATTGGCCGAGAGAATGTTCTTGCCCAGCTCCAGGGCATCGCTGGCGCGCCCGCCGCTGCCTGGTGCCGCCAGCAGCAGGTAACCGTCGGCGTCATCGGTGGAGAACACCCGGTACAAGGTCAACAAGCGGTCGATGGAGGCAAACACCGTCTCCCCCGGCACGATGCTGTGGGTGTGCAACTTGCTGGTGGGTGCAATCTCGCTGCGCACTCCCACCCCGTAAGAGCCGGCCAGGGCGCGGACGATGCTCAGCACATCCTGCTGGCGCCACTGGCTCGGCCGGTTGATGGCTGCGCAATCCACCAGATCCTGGGTCAGGGAGCTGCCCTGGATGCTCAGGCTGATCTGCTTGCCGTCATAACTGACCGGTGCCTTGTAGACATGCCCGGTGAGCACCAGGTCGCAACCGATGCGCACCTGGCAGCGAGCGCCCGGGCGGATCCGCACCTGCGAGTCCTGCCCCGGCCATTGCCAGGTGATGTTGAGGCTGAAGGTGCGGAACTGGCGCTCCAGGTCGGCGCTGATCTCCACGCTTTTCCAGCCGCTGTAATCCAGCCCGTCCACCGTCAGGGTGACGATATTTGCCAGTTCGTCCATGGGTCACTCCCGCGCAATCTGCAGGTCGGCCGGCGGCAGGAAGCCCGGATGGGCCACCCGGTTGCGCTGTACCACTTCACCGACCCGCGTCGCATCGGCAAACCGCTCATAAGCCAGGACCAGCGCCGGCATGCTGCTTTTGGGGCTGAGACTGACCAGCCGCACCCCCGATGAAGCCACGGCATTGAGGTGGCCCTGCAGTTGCTGGCGCAGGGTGTTGAGCGCCTGGTAATGCATCGGGTCGGCCTTGAGCGCGGCTTGCCAGATCACTTCGTTGAGCTGGTCACGCAGGGCCAGTACGTCGTCGGCCACCGGTACCTCCAGGCGCTGCACCGGCTGGCTGGCCTGCTGCGCCAGGGGGGGCGTGTTCTTGAGCTTCACCACGGGCGTGGCCACCGGCAACGCCGACACCAACCGGGCGATCTGCACCAGCAACGCATCCTGGACCAGGTTCGCTACCGCCTCGGCCGCCGCGGTGGTGTCCTTGCCGGAGGTCAGCTTCGGCGCATCGATGCGCCGGGCCGCCTCCACCTGCTGGGAAATATCGGCGAGCATCTGCCGATAGCCGGTACGGGCAAAATCCTTGAGCCCGCGTACATCCTCCAGCAACCCCTTGAACTCCGTGCTCAGCTCCTTGGGTATTTCCTTGACCGCCTTGACCAGGGTGTTGAGGTCGCCATAGAACTCGATCAACGGTTTGAACTCGTGTTCGATGACCGCGTACACCTCGGTCAATCCCTTGCGCAGCGAATCCACGCCGATCCGCGCCTGCTTGATCAGGTTGGTGGCGAACTCGAACCGCAGCACCGCCGAGCCCAGCAAGGTATCGCTGGCCACCAGCACCTGCTGCTGGGTGTTGACCACCGCCGAGGGAAAGCGCAGCGGCTGGTCCGGGTAGAACTTCAGGCTGAAGGTCACCAGGCCGCCGTCCTGGCGGCTCTGGGTCATCTCACACTCGCCGACCTTGACCTGCATCCGCCCGAGCCAAGGGTGCACCAGCTCGCCGCTGCCCTCCTCCAGGGCCTTGAGCAGCCTGTCGCGCTGCTCCAGGCAATCGGCGCCGACGATGAAGGCCGTCAGGTCATGGACTTTCGCCTGCTGGCCAAGGCCCTCGAAAAACGGCTGGTCGCGCTGCGGGTACTCGTGCAACTGACCTTTCTGGCCCACCGGGGTTTTCGCCTGATCGACCCAGAAGGGCACGCTGCGAAAGGATGCGGGCAACAAACGATCACGCCAGTTATCCGCCATGGGAACCTCCTAGGGAAAGTGAGCGGTAGCCCAGGGTCGAAGCCACGTTCAGGCCGGGTTGATTGGTCTTGGCCTGTTCGGCGCGCAGGCCTGTCGGGGCGTTTTCGAAACGCAGGGTCAAACCGCCTTCGAGTTGCGTGCGGTTGTTCGCGGCGTTCTGCTGGATCAGGGCACTGGAATTCTGGGTCAGCGAGCTGCCCTGGGTTGCGGCAAAGGGTGATGCCAGCCCGCCTTTACCCTCGGCGTTGATCTGCTTTTGCGCTTCGGTAAAGCCTTCGACCTTACCGGTGACCGTGGCAATCAGCCCTCCGAAACCTCCCTCGAACAGCTCCTTGATTGGCGCCATCAACTCTTGAAGCTTGCTCCACAGCCCGGAAAACCAATCGGCGACAGGGGCCCAATTGGTCATGATCAGCTCCATCGGCGACCAGTCGAACAGGACCTCAATGGCCTTTCTGATCGAGTCGATACCCGGTTGCAATTCGGCCCATATCGAACTGAAAAAGCCCGTAACCGCGCCCCAGTTGTTGTAAAGAATCACCAGCGGAGAGAAGTCGAAAAGCGTCTGCAGGACCTTCTTGATCGCATCGATACCCGGTTGCAGCGCCGCCCAGATCGAGCTGAAGAAGCTGCTGACAGCCCCCCAGTTGTTGTAAAGCAACACGGACGGAGAAAAGTCGAACAGCGTCTGGAACACCGTTTTGATCGCCTGGATGCCCGTTTGCAACGCTCCCCAGATCGACGCGAAGAAGCCGGTGACCGCGCCCCAGCTCTTGGTGATCATGTCCATCGGCACCCAGTCGAACAGGCCTTTTAGAAAGGCCATTGCCGGTACCGTCAAAGCCTTGAGCAACGCCCAGATCGACGCAAAAAGCCCCGTCAACCCAGCCCAGTTATCGATAATCAGCCCCAGAGGCGACCAGGAGAACACCTCTTTGAAGAAGTCGACGACCGACGCCGTCATCGCCTTGAGGCTGTCCCAGAGCCCGGCAAAGAACGCCGTGATCGCCCCCCAGTTGCCAATCAGCATGCCCAGGGGCGTCCAGCCAAACAGGGTACTGAGCACCTCCATCGCCTGCGCTGCGAAGCTCTTAACACCTTCCCAGAGGCTGACGAAAAAGGCCGAGATCGGCGTCCAGTTGGCAATGATCACCCCGGCGGCCAGCGCAATGCCCATGGCAATCAGCATCACCGGGTTGGCCTTGGCCACCGTGCCCATCAGGTCGAGCACCTGGGTCGCACCGGTCACGGCCGTTTGCATCGCCGAGAAGGCAATGGCGCCCATCGCCAGTCCTTCGACCAGTTTCGGGTTGTCGTCGAGCAATGTCCCCACGCTGTTGAGCATGGGCTCCAGACCGACCACCAGCGCCCCCACCGCCGGCGCCAGCGCGGCATCAATGGCCGAGGACACCTTGGCCATGGACTGGCTGAATACATTCATGCCTTTGGCCGCGTCTGCCGACGCGCTGGAATCGCCGACCTCGGCCAGTTTGCCCTTGAACGCATCGCAGGCTTTGATCCCGTCCAGAAACGGGGTGATCAGGCTGCCGCCCTTGAACAGCCCCCTGATATCCAGCTTGCCCAGCCCGGTCTGCTCAAGGTTTTTCTTGAACGAGTCGACCTTGCCTTGAAGGGCGACGAGTTTGGGTGACAGCTGGTCGATGCCGGTCAACAGCACCGACTTCTTCTCTACGGTTTGTGTGTCTGCCATCACTGCACCTGCTGCATCGCATTGATCCGTTGCGCGTGCTCCAGGGATTCACGGAGCACATCCAGTGGCCTGGCCATCATCTGTTCGGGGTCGACCTTCCAGAACCAGGCCAGGTCATAGGCGACAGCGATCAGGTCGGCGATGGCTGCGATGCCGCACTCATGAAAAAACTCGCCACCGCCCAGCTCAAGGCGTTGAGGTCCACCAGGTCGAGCTGGTTCACCGAGGACGGTGGAATGCCGGCGCAGACCGCGATGTATTTGGCCGCGACGTCCATGTCGAGGCTGACTTCTTCGCTCTTGTCGATCTTGTACGGCAGCGCCTTGATCGCCCGCACTTCCTGCACCGTCGGGCGGCGCAGGCTGAGTTCGGCCAGGGGCTCGCCGTGAGCCTCGATCGGCACTTGCAGCTTTACCGTATTGCTCATTGCCAGGTCCCCTTCTGCCCTTCGAAGTTCAGCTCGATGCTGGCGTCGTCGCCCTTGGCAATAGGCTCGTCCACCAGGTAGGCGCCGGCCAGCACGTAGACCTTGCCGTTGGCGAATTCGCAGGTGACGGTCATGTCGGAACCCGCGATCAACTGCTTGAGCGGAAAGTCCGGGGTGTGCAGCGCGGTGACTTTGAACGACGGCGTCAGGTCGGTTTCCTTGTAGAAACCCGGAACCACGGTTTCCCGCTTGACGGCCATCAGCGGTGCTTCGCAGCCGCCGCTGATGGTCAGTTGAGCGCCGTCCACTTTGACGTAGCAGGTGCCCGCAATCAGTTGACCCATGTTGTTTCTCCCAAAAAATAAGCCCGCTCAAGGCGGGCTGAAAAAGCGCAGTGATGCAGGTCCGGCTCAGGCCGCCGCGTCGTACTGCTGGCGGAATTGGTTGAGCAGCGCGAACACCCGCAGGCCGTTGATGTAGTCCGGCGGGAACAGCACGTTGACCCGGCTCGGGTCCTGCACATCGCGTTCGACGATCAGGTGCTCGGCGAACAGCTCGGCGTTCTCCACATGGCCCTCCAGCTCCAGCTTGGCGTACTGGGCAATCAGCTCACCGCGAATGGTGCTCGGGGTGACGATCGGCTGGCCGGCGCCGAAACGGGTGCCGTCGGCAGCCAGCTTGTGGCGCCCGTACTTGCTGGTGATCACGCTTTGCAGGCGACGCACGATGAACGCCGACTGGTGCATGGTTTCGCTGTCCAGGTAGGAGTTGTCGGCCTGGCCGTAGGCGTTCTTCTGGTAGGTGGTGATCGCCCGCTGAATGCGCATGTAGCCGCCTTCGTAGTAGGCGGTGGCGATGCCGTAGCTCAGCAGCGACTGGCGCTCGGTGAGGGTGAAGCGCTCGCTGGCCGGCGCCGGGTCGACGCCCGGCAGGCTGCCGCTCTGGGTCGGGCGGCTGGCATCGGCGGAGATGAACACCGACGTCCGCGCCGCCAGGGCGGCGGCCTGGACCCACACCGGTTGCGGCACGCCGGTTTCCAGGGCCTGGATGGTGATGTGCTGGTCGTTGCGTGCCTGGCCGGCCGCCACCAGGGTGCCGACGGTGCCGCGCTTGGCGCTGTAGACATGGCCGAACAGCTGCTTGGCCCAGGACCAGCGGCCGGTGTTGTCGTCCATCACCGCTTGCCAGGCATTGAGGCTGGCGGTGTCGGTCCAGGGCATGCAGATGAACTCGAACGGCTCGTCGCCCAGGGCCGCCAGCGCCGCGACCTGATCCGGCACGCCAGTGCCGCCGGCCATCTTGCCCAGCACCAGGGTCAGGCCGGCCGGGGTTTCTTCGCCATTGCTCTTGCCCAGGCGATTGAGTTGCAAGCTGATGTCGTTGCCGCTGTCGCCGGTCCACTTGGCGTTCAGGGTCACAGTGCCCTCAGCCGCGGTGGCGGTCACCGGCAGATCTACTGCAGCGTTGACCTTCAAGGCCAGGGCGGTGGCCGCTTGTGCGGCACTGGCGCCGCTGACGATAGAGGCTTGCACCCGCACCCCACCGACGTACAGATTGAGCAGGCCGGCGGCGCTGGCGCTACCGCTGATCTTCAGCTCGGCCTTGGCCACGCTGCCCTCGGTGCTGTGCAGCGGCAGGCACCAGATCTCGCCCACCGGGTCGGTCTTGCGCCAGGTTTCGTACATAGAAGCGAGCATCGAACCTTGCCCGCCGATGCTCTTGGCCAGGGCCACGCTGGACACCAGCACCAGCTTGCCGAGGTCATCGCCGGTCTGGTTGTCGTTGACCTGGGCGACGATCAGACGGCGCATGGCCGAAGACGCGCTATTGGCCGCCGAGTTGTCCATCTCGGCGTAGAACAGCGGCACACGGATGTCCGCCGGGATATTACTGAAACCGATCGCCATTATTTGGCTCCTTGAAATTTCACCGCTTTCACGGCTTTGCTAGTGATATCGCCATCGGCCAGACGCCGGCGCCACCAGGCGCTGTCCGACACTTCACGGCCGGAAGCGGGCAGCAGATCGCCCACTTCCGGGTCCGGTACGGCGCGGCCAGCGACCGGCAGCACGGTGATGCGTTTGCTCATTGCTTCAGCTCTCCTGAAAAAGTCAGCTCCAGGCGCCCGTCGGGCCCTGGGCGTTGCAGATTGGGGTCCGCCGGATCGATGGCATCGACCCGCACCGTGACCCCGGTCAAGGACGGCAAGCCGTCGAGTTCACGCTCATGCCAGGTTTCCGCCGGCTGGCTGGGCAAGTTGCGACCGAGTTGGAACTCGGCGAAGAAACGCAGGCGGTAGAGCAGGCGGGTGGCGTCGAGCGACACCAGTTCACCGCCGTCGTATTGGATCGGGTTGTACTCGGCGCCGGGCTTGAAACCGACCAGGGCGCGCCAGAGTTCGGCACGCAGGTCGTGCAGCGGATTCAGCGCTTTTGCAGGCTCGGCGGCGCCCAGCGCCAGGACCACGTCGAAGCGGTCGCGGATGGTCTGGCGAATGATGTTCTGCCCGGCGCTGGCACTGGCCAGATCGTTGCTGGGCGCCAGATAGGCGGCTGGCATTGGCGCACCAACATCTGAAGCAGAATCGGCATGGGTGCCGACAACGATGCGCCCGGTAAAGCTCGGGCACTGTGCTTGTAGCTGATCGAGAACAGCCGAGAGTTTCATGACAAGGCTCCTGGAACGGGATGAGGCTGCGGTGAGGCTTGTTTCTGACGAGCATGAAAAAACCCGTCGAGACGGGTTTCGCAAAAGCGCCCTGGAATCACGGCCCCAGGCGTGCTGCAAAATCTGTGGCAGCCAGTTCCAGAGCCCATTCGGCCAGTCACTCCCGCCCCGCCGGCAAGAGCTCATTGCTGGCCTTGAACCCGGCCTGCAACGCCGTCCAGAACTCGGCATTTTCATAGCCCATGGCCCAGACGCTGGCGCCGCCCAGGCCCAGCTGGGCCACCAGTGCGGTCTTGGTCTTGATGCTGGCGGCATCGTCGTACCAGAGCACGGGTTGCGCTCGTTCCGGGGTCCATTCCACGCCGTCGGCGAAGCTCTTGACCGGCCCCCAGGTGGCATAGGGTGTCGCAGAGGCGGCATCCCGGTGAGTGGCTGCCCGGTGCTCGGCAATGATTTCCTGATAGGCCGACCAGTGCACCCGGTTGCCGATGCTGTAGTCCTGGCCGTATGCGGGCAACCCCGCCAGGACCTTGCTCGCCGGGACTCGGGAAACGGCGTAACTGAGCAGCGCCTGCTGCCAGTCCAAGCCCGATTCGGGGCCAGGCCAGGCTTCATTGTGAAAGCCGCCGCTGCTCCAGCCCGGCCCGACCTGGTCGTAGGTCATCACCTGGAAGTAGTCCACCGCCGCGCCCAGGGCCTTGTAGTCGTAGCCCTGCAGGTACTCAGGCTCGGTGTCGCTGAGCTTGGGCGGGATGCTGATGATCAGCTTCTTGTTGCCGGCATGCAGGGCGTCGCCCAGGGTTTTGACGTAGGCGCAAAACGCGGCGCGGTTCCTGGGTTCGACCTTCTCGAAGTCCAGGTTGATGCCGGCGAATCCGCCCTCTTTGGCCAGCTTGACCAACTGTTTGACGGTGCCGGCGCTCAAGGCCCGGTCGTTGAGGATGGAGTGGGAAATAGCCGGATCGAAGGCGCCGATGTCTTCGTTGTAGTCGGAAACAGTCGGGTACAGCGGCAGGGATTGGCTCTTGGCAAAACGGATGATGTTCTGCGTGGTTTCGTTCATGCCGTCCTGATGCAGCTTGCCGGTGACGGTCAGGCCGTAGGTGCTGCCCAGGCCAACGGCGGACAGGTTGCGGTGGAACGCCTGCAGGTTGCTGTAGGACGCTTCGACCTGGCCGTCGGTATAGGCCAGGACAAAGGGTGCCGCATGGGCGCCAATGGCCAGCAGCAAGCTGCAACCGGCGATCAAGGTCCGGAGAAAATGCCGGATCGGCAGGGTGATGCCTGGTTTCATGAATGCTCCTGTGGGCGGGTTGCCCCGTCAGTGGGAATGGGATCAAGGCTCAAAGCTGCTCGACCCTGAGGGGTTTGCGGGCCTGGGGCGGCTTGCCCTTGGCCTTGGCTTTGCCTTGCTTGCCGCCGTTGCACTCGACCGTGGTCGTCCAGCCGGACTGGGTGAACAACTGTTCGACCGAATCCACCAGATAGTCACCGTCGAGCCCGGCCTTGAAGCCCTGGGCATTGATCATTCGCTCGGCGAACAGATCGGTGCGCCCCGCAAGGTCCAGGCGCAGGCTGGCGGTGCTGCGGTTGAAGGCCGCCAGGCGCGCCTTGGCAGCCTGTTCGGCGGCAGACTGGTTCGGGTAGAGGTGGCGGTCGGTGTGCACGGCGGGCGAATCATCCGGCGAGCCATCGTTACCCAGGTCGATGACCCGCAGCTTTCCGCTCCTGGGGTCCTGGTGCCGGGTCTGCACTGCCTTGTGGGTGCTGCCGTCACTCAGGCGGAACTGGTAGCGGCTGACATCGCCACGCCCGAGGGTGACAACCCCCAGGGCCTTGCCGCTGGCGCTCTGTCCGGCCTGGCGGGGCAGCACCAGCAACTTGCCTTCGGCCACCTTGGCGGTGCAGTCGTACTGTCGGGCCAGGCGGGTGATGAAGTTGAAATCCGACTCGTTGAGCTGATCGATGCGCGGCACCTTGATAGCGAGCGGGCAGACCGGCTGCCATCCATTGCGCGCCGCCAGGTCACGGACGATGAGCTGCAGCGCAACGTTCTCCCAACTACCGCTGCGGGTGGTCTTGCCACTGCCGCGCATGTCGCTGGCCTTGCCACGGATCTCAAGCGTATCGGGTGGCCCGTTCACCACCACTTCGTCCACCGTGTAGCGCCCCAGGCGAGTCAGCTCCTGGCCGGCGTAACCGAGGAACACTTCGATGCTCGCGCCGCGCCGGGGCAGCACCACGGCGCCGTCGCGGTCATCGATGCGCAGCTCGAATTCGTCCGACTCCAGGCCGGGCTTGTCCGTGGTGCGCAGGCTCAGCAAGCGGTCGTTGATCTGCGCGGTGATGTCCCGGCCATCAGCGACGATGCGAAACGCTGGGGTCATGTGCCGTACTCCAGAAAAAGCCAACCCCGTGCTCGACGGGGTTGGGTAAAGGGGTTGGGGCTCAATCCCATAGCTGGACCATGGCGTCGGCCCGGGCCGGCAGCGCCGGCAGCCGGATCAGCAGCCCGGCGCGAAACGGCTGTACCTCGTCGGCCAACCCCTGGTTGGCGTCCAGCACCGCCTCGACACAGCCGTTGAGGTGGCCGTAATACTGGTAACACAAGGTATCGAGCAGATCCCCGTCAGACGTTCTGCAAGTCGTCGCCATAGCTTACGAACTCCAATGAAAAACCTTGTTTGCGCGGGATACCGCCGGCCAGCAGGTGGCTCTGATCTTCCTCGATGCTGGTCAGGCACCAGGTGCCCAGCACTTCGCCGTAGCCGGTGGTCAGGCTCAGCGGCTGCAAGCGCCGCCCGATGCTGCGCAAGGTCTGCAACTGCCCCAGGCCGCCCTTGAACCCGGGAAACACCGTGCCCTTGAGGGAGATCCGTTCTTCACCCTGGCCCACTGCCTGCTGGGCGACACTGCGGCTCAAGCGCTCCTGAGCGGCCCAGCGGAATCCGCTCTGCCGGCGCAGCGCCTCGAAGGCTGCGGTATCGACGTTGAAGTAGTAGGGCTGAGCGCCCGCCCCGAGCGGTTGCAGGATCAACAGGTGCGCGAAGGGCTTCACCGCCTCGGCCGCCGGTGTGGTCTGTTCGGCAAATGCGGCGGTCGGGAAGATGTTGCCCAGGGAAGGACTGATCTGCCCGCCGATCCGATTGATCGCCGCGCCGGCCTTGGCCACCTGTTCCTGCAGGGCGCCAAGACGCTGCTGCATCTGCCCGGCCACGGTCACTGCCTGGCTGTACTTGGCCGCGACTTCCCCCACCACCGACTGCGCCGCACCGATACTGCGCATCGTGCGTTGCAGCTTCGCGCCCAGCGCCGGCCCGACCACGGGCAGGCTTTCAAGCTCCAGGGCGGCGCCGCTGATGTCGCTGATGGCGCCGTTCATGGGCCCGAGCATTTCATCGGCGCTGCGCCGGCCCGCTTCCGCTGCCGCCACCAGGGAACCCAGCCCCGATTGCAGCTGTTCCATGTAAGCCATGCGATCTCCTTAGACGTGTGCGGCGTCGAACAGCTGGCGAGCGGCAGCCTGGCGGCTGAACTCGTCGAACTGCCAGCGCAGGTGGGGTTCCAGTTCCCGGGCCAGTTGCGCGGGGTCGCGCACATCACCCTGGACCGAGATCGACAAATAGGGCGCGAAGCTGAACTGCTGCTCGATGACAGGAGGTACCTGGGGTTTGAGCGACTCAGGCACAGTGATCGTGGCCGGCGCCGCAGCAGACGACGATGGGCTGAGCATCGAGCGCGCCGCCTGCCCCATCAGCGGGGGCGTCTGGCCTTTCTGGAAGGATTTGGCGATATCGCCCATGACCGGCGGGATGTTCTGTCCAGCGTTGCGCATCATCAGCGGACCGGCGGCGGGCAAGTGCTTGAGCGACTCGTCGGAGCCGAACAGCTTTTTACCCAAGGCACCACCGGCGGCCGAGCCGCCCCAGGCACCCAGGGCGCCGCCCACCAGCCCGCCAATCACCGTACCGATCACCGGCACCACGGAGCCGATGGCGGCGCCTGCTGCTGCACCCGCGGCGGCGCCAGCAAGATTGCCCGCCGCCTCGCCGTAGCCTTCGGCTTTTTCATCCTGGGTCTGGGCATTGAGGTAAGTGTCCGCCACCTGGAAGCCTGCACCGAGCACCGAAAGGATCGCACCGCCCTTGAGCAATGGGGCGACTCCCTTGGCCAGGGAGCCGGCGCCTTTCATTGCGGCACCAGAGGTGGCAGCCCCTCTGGCCACTCTCTCCAGGCCGCTGGGCGTCAAAGGGCTCTTGAAGCCTTTGCTGCCCATGCCCCTCGAACGAGGCTCGCGCCGGGGCGTCTTGCGCCCGCCACGGCCCTTGCGGCGTTTTTTGTCCGGGCCGCAATCGAGCATGGGCGCACAACTGTCGATACCGCTCGCAGTGCCACCAGAGGAGCGCTTCGCGATTTTGCGGCCAACCTGCAGTGAACCTCGAGCGACATTCAGCAGGCCCTTGCCAATGGTGTAGACAGCCATCAGCTTTTGCACCGCGACATAAGCGGCGCCCAGGGCGGTCACCCCCAGTACCAATGAGGGTGCCTTCTCCGCCAGTTCGGTCAGCTTGCCGACCACCAGCGTGATGCTTTGGGCCACCAGATCCGTGGCCGGTTGCAGGGCCTTCCCCACGGCAAGCATGCCACCGTCGACCGCCTGTGCGGTTTCCTTCCACAACTGGGCGGAGGCTTGCCGACGCTCGGCCAGGTTCTTGTCGATAACCCCCGAAGCACTCAACGAGTCCTTCTTCACTTGCTCGTACTGCTGCCGGCCCTGGGTGTGAGCCAGCAAGGCCGCCTTGATCTGCATATCGGTGAACAGGTCACCGGTACGCAGGGACTCTTCCAGAGCCTCGAGCGTGTCCTTGGCCTTCGCCGGGTCGGTTTCCTGGCTGATCTGCGCCTGGGCCTCGGCCATCTTCGCCGCCTTGGCCGGATCGATGGCCCTGACATAGCGCATGGCCAGGGCAAAGCTCGCCTCCAGGCTCGACATACCCTTCTGAATGCCGGTGTTCAGCGAGGCCTGGTAGTCAATACCCGCATCTTCATAAGCCTTGACTGCCTCACTGGAGCCGATTTTCTCGATCCAGTTTTGCAGTTGGCCTGCGGCCTCATCAGGACTTGCCGCGTTGCTCATCTGCACTTGCAGCATCGATCCCAACTGGCTCACCGCCTCCATGCCGGTGAGTTTCAAGTTGCTCGCACTCGCGAGCAGCGCCGGGAGCAAGCGCGCCATGTCGGCCGCCTCGAAATTGCCCGCCTGCCCCTGCAAGGCGATGGCCTCCAGGGCCTGCTCCATGACCTTGGGATCGCTGATCCCGGCCTTCAGCTCCAGGGCCCGCATCAACTTCGCCGTGTCGTCGACACTCGCGCCCTGCCCCACCGCAAACTTGGCGGCCAGCCCTGCGTAGCCCTGCGCCTTGTCCAGCGACATACCGCTGGCCATCATCTGGCTCACCAAAGCCGCCACATCGTTACGGGCCATGCCCGTGTCACGGGAGGTCTGAATCACCGTACGGCTCAGCTGCGCTTCCTGAGGCTGGTTGACCACATTGGCCTTGATCGCCATGTCGCGGATCAGCGCCTGATAGTCGGCGCTGATCTTGACCGGGGCACGCAGTTTATCGACGCCGAACTTTGCCCAGTCATAAGCTGCCTTGAATTCGGCCTTGCCCTGGGCGACCTGCTGCAGTCCTCGGGCCTGAAGCTCAGAACCCCGGGCCACCTTGCCCAACGCTTGATATTCCTGGCGCAACTTGTGCACCTGAATACCCTGCTGGCGCAGGCCATCACGGCTCTGTTCCAACCGGCGCAACAGCCCGGCGGCAGAAGCGGCGCCGGTGTCATGGGCCTTTTTCCATTCATCCTGCAGGCGCAGGGTCTGGCCAATGGTCTTTTCCAGCCCCCGGGCCTTGCTGCCCTGCAGCTCCAGCTGCTTGATCCGGTCTTCCACCGTCTTGAAGGCAGCGTCCCACGTCGAACTGAGGGCAGTACCCACCACCACCAGCCCTGATTCCAGCTTGCTCGCCATCTGCTTCTCCTGATCCTTGGGTGACGGGCTCAATCCGTGAGCCACCAGACCATGTCGGAAAACCTCATGGTCATGATTTCCTCGGCGGAAAAATGCAGCTCGCTGGCGAGCCGCTTCGCCACCATCTTCATCACCGCAGGGTCAAAGCTCGTCGTCTTGCACCAGGCGAAAATAGCCAGCCTGCAGGCGCTGATAGTCCTTGAGCGCCATGCCCTCCAGATCCTTGGCACTGATTTGCGCCAGGCTGGCAAACAGCATCAGTTCGCGCTGCTCATCATCGCCGGCAGCCCCGGAGTTGGCCGCACGCACATCACGCACGGTGGGGGTGCGCAAGGTGACCTTGTCGCAGACCACGCCGTTCATCTCCACCGGCTTGCTGAGGCTGATCACGACGTTTTCCGCGCTCAGGGTCATCCACGCCGGGGTCTTGTTGATTGCTTGAGTCATGCTGGTGGTTTCCTTACAGGCCCAGGGCCGAACGTTGCGCGGCCAGTTGGTCGACACCGTTGATCACGCGCTTCATGCCCAGGGCATCGATCTCGTAGATCAAGCGACCGTCGACTTCCAGCTTGTAGTAGGTCAGGGCCACGTTGTGCTTGATCTCAGCCTTGTCGCCGGATTTCCAATCGCCCATGTCGACTTCCTTGAGCAAGCCGCGCAGGGTCACGATCACCGGCGTGACCTTGCCCTTGAGGCCCTTGAAGGCACCACGGAACACGCCATTGAAACCGCTACCATCGGCCAGGCCGAACAGCTTCAGCGACTCACGCCGCACGCCGGTGGTGGTGAAGCCGGCTTCCTGTTTTTCCATGCCCATGTCCAGCTCGACGGGCACATCCATGCCGCCGACCCGATGTTCCTCGGTCTTGAGGGTCAACTTGGGCAGGGTCAGGCTCGGTACGTCGCCTTGAAAGCTGATGCCATCGACGAACAGGTTCATGTTCGCCAGGGTTTCGGGAATCATTGCCATTGCTGCTGCTCCTTAAGCGGTGTGTTCGAGGACTTCGGTCAGCCACTGGTTAGTGACCTCGACGCGGAAGTTGGGGTTTTCGGCCGGTGGCACGTCGGTGAAGCGGATGTTCCAGTACACCTTGCCCTGCTCCAGCTGGCTGGCGGTGTTGAGTTCGGCGTCGGCGTAGACCTCGAAGTTGATGATCGCGCCCTGGTTCTTCAGATCACGCATGAACGCCTGCAGGCCCTCGGTAACGTCCTTGACGTAGGTCGCGGTGATCGAGCGGTCCACGGCCCATTTGTGGCCGTAGAGGATCGCGTCCATGACGATGTCCATGGTCCGTACCCGGGTAACGAAGGCCCACTTCGGATCGCTGGACAGCGTGCGGTTGCCCCACAGGCGGAAACCTTCATCACGAATGATGGTGGTGATGTTGGCGTTGTTCAGCAGGTTGGCGCGGCAGGTTTCATCGCCGTCCAGGAACTCGATGGCACGCGAGGTGCCGGTGATGCCGACAAACTCCTTGTTCGACGGCGAAGCCCAGAAGCCGTACTCGTTGTCGGTCCAGGCGAACAGCCCGGCGACCCAGGCCGAAGCCGGCGCATCGACGGTGGCGCTGGCGCCGTTGTCCCAGTACTGGATGCCCGGGTCGACCATATAGGCGCGCTTGGCGCCGAAGTGCTTGGCATACGCCATGGCCGCTTCATCGGTGCTGTTGGGGCCATCGATGATCGCCAGGCCACGCAGCTTGTCGGCCAGGGCCACCAGCGCAGTACCAACCGCCTGGGTCGAGCTGTGCTTGGGCGCCACCAGCAAGCGCGGCTGGGCGTTGAAACGGCTCTTGCCATCCAGCAAGGCTTGCAGGCCGGTACGCTTGCCGTCCGCCAGCACCCCGCCGATGATCGCCGAGGTCTGCTCGGCCGCATCCGCCACCTTGGCCACGCCGCAAGCGACGATCACCGCCTTGGCCCGCTGGTAGATGGCCTGGCAGGCCTTGGTGATGGCCGCATCCGGGCCCCAGGCCGCGATAGCCTCACGCTCGTTGGTGATCAGCAGCAGGTCGTTGGCCTTGGCGCTGAAGTCAGGGCCTTCGGTGAAGGTGTCCACCAGGCCGATGATCGAGGACGTGGGCAGCGAGATGGTGCGTGCGCCGGTGTCGACGTTGGTGACGGTAACGCCGTGGAAAAAACCACTCATGGATAAACTCCAGACATGAAAAAGCCCCGGGTGAAGGGGGCTCGTAGGGATGATTGATTAGTGGGAAGCGGGAAAGAAAACGCCCCGGCGGTGCGGGGCGTTTATCGGGTTTGTTCGGCGATCCAGGATGGAGCTGCCGGGCGGCGCTCAATCAGAGGGAAGTACTCTGACTGGGGCCAAGCACGTAGCGCCTGTATGTAGCGAAGTAACTCTAAGTACTGATCATCGGACAACGTCGACGCAATTCCTATTTCCTCCTCATCACGATGGCGGTCACGCAGCCCACCAGCGCGCAATAGTTCGTTGTCTCGCCAAGCGCGCTCAGTACGCGCCTGCCGCTCTTTAGGCAACATGCCATCCAACGATTTGAACTCAATCGAGCCATCTTCCAAGAGATACGGCACCCCGTCTCTACGCTCTAGAGTTTTTGCGAACACCTCAGGACTGACAGGTTTTGCACTGTCGGGAATTGAGCCCCGATTGACAACTTTGTCAAAACGAAACAACACCCGGGAATCCTCGGCGACCTCAAGATAGTAACGATCTCCCATTTCTATTTCCCCCATGCAAAATAAAAAGCAAAACCGCCACCGCCCCAAGAGCCGCCTGCATCCCACAAAAATTTTGTCCGATCAATAATCTGAGTAACTACACCGAAGTTGGCACCGAATCCCCCCGCAGTTGAGGCCTCCAACCCCATCACAATGCCATGGCACGTTTGAGGAAAAGGAATCGTGAAAGCTCGATAATCAGTTGCGTGCTGACTCTCAGACACATACCCCCATTGCAGTAAAAAGCCGCCGAGCCATGGCGGGAATGCAACATAGCCATTCGGCGACAAGCTCACCGCAATTCCCCACCGTAGTTTTTTCGACGTGACAAAAGATTCATCGTCAGTTCCGGCGTTGACGGCATCTTGCGATGCAACTCTGGCGGTTCCTCGACTGTTTTCCGTGGCTTGAGATACCGCAGACAAATCGGCTTTTCTGGCCAGAGCATTGGTCATCGTCGTGGCGAAGTTCGGATCGTTGCCAAGCGCATCAGCTAACTCTTTCAGCGTGTCTAATGCAGCAGGTGACGATGCCACCAAACTCGCTATTGCCTGCTGAATGGCCGAAGTGGTTTCGGGCTTGGTGAAGGCATCGGTGATGCCATAGCCGCCAAGGGTGGTGGACTTCGCAGCCTTTCCGGCCAGGGCGTTGGTCATCGTGGTGGCAAAGTTTGGATCGTTGCCAAGCGCATCAGCCAACTCTTTCAACGTGTCGAGTGATGCAGGTGATGCTGCCACCAAATTCGCGATTGCTTGCTGAATGGCTGAAGTGGTTTCGGGCTTGGTGAAGGCATCGGTGATGCCATACCCAGCTAGGGTTATCGGGTTACCCCCGCTGACAACTACGCCCCGCTTATCAATCGTGACCTGATGAAAAGTTCCCGCTTTCTTATCCGGCGGAAGGGCTGCCACCAGGGAGTCATCCACATATTGACGAGTCGCCAGCACCACCGTCGGGTCGATCTTCAACACGATCTGCGCAGTGTTGGCGACGATGAAGTTCATGCGCATGACTTGGGTCTTGCCGGTACCCTGGGCCAGCAGGGGCTTGAAGCTCGGGGCGCAGTTGGCCACCGCCACCAGGTCGCCGTCGGCGTCGAACAGGCCGATCTCGCGGATCCAGCGCCCGCCGACATCAGGCGGAATCACCTGCTCGGTGATGATGATGTTGGGGTTGGCCGGATCAGTACGCACCTGATTGACCGGGGCGCGTCGCCATTCGTTGATCAGCTTGGTCTGGGTTCTGTTCGGGATGGGGTCGGTGCCGTTGGCATCGCCGATCGCCATTTCCTTGAAGGTCCAGGGCGTGCCCAGGGCGGTGGCGTTGGCCTGTTTCGCCTCGCCCACCGCAGTGAGGATGGCGAAGAACTGACTGTTGGAATCGATCATGAGTACACATCCAGGGTGTCTGTTTCATCAATGCACATGACCTGGCCGTAACGGCCGATCACTTCAATATCGCGAGGGGTCGGGGGGTAAACATCGAGCACTTCGCCTTGATCCACGTAGGCGCTGTAACCGATGACACCAGAGCTTTCCAAGCTGATGGCCAGCCCAGTCATATGTCGGCTGACCGGCCTGGCGTCGTCGATGAGCCGGGTCAGCTCCTGGTACGTCTCCTCGCTGATGCCGGTGTCCAGCACCCCGACCTTCAAGGCAAAGGTGGCTGGCTCGCCTTCGGGAGCCATCTGCCACCACTCGACCACTTCAATCAGGTAACCCAGCGGCTCCACCACACGGCGCAAAGCGCCGATGGTGCCCTTGCGGGCATGGATGAAGAACGAGGCGCGAATGGCATTGCGCTTGACCGTCTCGCTCCAGCGCGGGTCCCAGCGATCCACCGACCAGGCCCAGGCCAGCTGGGGCAGCAAGTGCACCGGGCAGGTCGAGGGGTTGTACAGGGTGCGCAACATGGTGGCGGCGTCGCTGCTGTTGGTCGCCTCCAGGGCGCGTTCCAAGAGTGTGCTGTTGCTTGGCAGCAGGCTGGTCATATCAGCTCCCCAAGGTAACGCTGTAGCCGGTGCAATACGCGGCCTGGGCCTTGCTCGGGACTATGTCCTGCCAACCCCGCAGTTCAACCCGGGCCACGCCGGCCACATGCAGCTGGGCATCGATGGCTGAGCGCGCCACCTCGATGCCCAGGCGCCGACGTGGGTTGACCCAGGCGGCCAGCTTGCGCTCGGCCTCTGCCAGGGCGGCATCGCTTTCCGGGCCCGGCCCTTTCATGTGCAGCACCGCGTCGATGCGATACGGCAGTATCTGGGCGCTGTTCACCGTGACCCGATCCCCCAGCGGTCGCACGTCCTCGTCATTGAGGGCCGCGGCGACCGTCGCCAGCAGTTCAGGCGCCGCTGCGCCGTCACCTTCCAGGCTCAGCACCGTAACCGTGACGCAGGCCGGTGAGGGGCTTTCGGCCTCGGCGTCCGCCACCCGGGCCGAGGCATTGCGGGCATGCAGGATGTAGCTGTTGCGCGGCCCGGCGGTGGTCAGGCCTTCGTAGGCCAGTTGGACACGCTCGCGCAGTGCGTCGTCGGCTTCCTTGACCTGCGCTACAGGCGGCACCGCTTGCGGGTCACCCGCCTGGATCACCAGGCGCTGCAGATTGACGTTGGCCGCCAGCTGATCCAGGTCCGTGCCTTGGGCATGGGCCAGCAGCAGCGCCTTGGCCGCATCGTTGACCCGGGCCCGCAACAGCATGTCGCCGTAGGCCGATAGCTCCAGTTGCTTGGTGACCGGATCGCTTTCCAGATTGGCCGTCCAGTTGTCGCCCATATAGCGGCGAAAGGTCGCCAGCTTGCCCTGATACAGCGCTTCAAAATCCAGGGCTTCCAGCACCTGCGGCGCCGGCAGTGCCGATAAATCCAGCATGCTCATGCCGTCACCTCCAAAACCGCGTCATTACCCAGGTAGCGGCCCGTCAGTTGGAAACTGACCTGGCCCTCCACCACCGCTACAACCTTTACCCGCTCCAGTTTCAAGCGGGGCTCCCAGCGCAACAGCGCCCGGGCGACTTCGGCCTGCACCGCGCTTTTCCAGCCACCGGTCACCGGCAAGTCGACATAACGGCGCAGGTTGCAGCCATACTCCGGGCGCATCCGCCGGCTGCCCAACGGCGTGGTCAGGATGTCCTCGATGGACTGCCGCAAATGCTCGATGCCGGACAGCGGCAAGCCGGTACGGCGATCCATTCCGATCATGGTGTTACTCCTGCAACTGAAGGTCCGGGTGCTGCTCCAGGTAACCTCGGGCGAGGGTGTCGCTGACCGGTACCGATACCTCGCCCTGGGCCACCGACAGCGCGCGGCCGTCCGCCAGGATCAGAATGCGCGAGGTGTAGAGGGTGTCGCGAAAGACCGCAGTGCCACTGGTGGCCGTGCGGCCGGGCTTTTTTTTCGGGATTGCCATGCTTTTCTCCGGGTACAAAAATCCGCATTCGGCGGATTGATCGGGTTTATCGGCGTTGCAGGTTGGGTGGCCGGCGTTGATCGCCAAGGCGTCACTGCGGTGGAGCAGTTGCGCCGGGGCCGGGCATCACGCCCGGGTGGATGTGGGTCGAGCCGACATTCACCCCGTTATGCTTCAAGCTCGCACCGTTGATTTGCACCTCGCCATTCAAGGTGATTGCCCCCGTCAGGGTGATGCTGTCGGCCTTGCCGGTAATGCTATTGTCCGTCACCACGGCGGAACTGGCGCCGACCTGAATCGTCACGGTGCCGCTGGGCAGGGAGATGCTGTAGCTCCTGGCCTGCCAGTCGTAGACCAGCGAGCCGCCATCATCGAAACGCCAGACCTCGACGTGGTCGCGGTTATCCGGCTGGGCACCGCCATCGCCATACAGGCCGGGAACGAAGGTGCCCTGCGCCGGCTCGCCACTGGGGCTGATCAGTACGCCCTGCTCCCCCAGGCTCGGCGCCCGCCAGTGCCGGGCCTTGCCGGCGGCCTGGCTGTGCCAGCGAACCCAGGCGCTGGTCCAGCCGGCGCCATCGGATACCCGCACTCTGCCCGCGGCAAGGTCCACGCCGACCACTGCGCAAGGCAGGATCAAGCCAGAAAGCATTCGGTCGTGAGTCGCGGTGACGTAACTCACGACATCTGCTCCGGCGCCTGGTAGTGCCCCTCGTGACCGGGGCCGGTCTCGGGGCTGAAACCCAAGACCAGGGTTCCCGGGGGTTGCTCGGGCCAGGGCCATTGTTCCTCGCCCAGGTAGATGGACTGCTGCCAATGCACGGTCCACTCGGTTTTCGGCGCCGAATCCACGGCCGTGCCGGCAGGTTTGGCCCACACCGCCTTCGCACTATCGACAGAATCAAGATTCCAGTACTGGCAACGCAGCAGGTCCATGAGCTGCGCTGCCAGAACGACCGCCTGCAAAGAGGCTTGCGCAAGGCTCGGGTCAACCCGCACCCGGGCCTCGAAGGTCGCCTGCAGGCAACTCCGGCCGTCGCCCGGATCAGCTCCCGGGTCAATGCCGGTGATTGCAACGTAGATTGCTGTCTCGGCGGAGCCATCAACGGTCTCGGGAAATGCCTCGACCCTATGCAGATGCGGCATGGCCGACTTGATCGTGGACGTGATGGCCTCGGGTAGCTGCGTCAGTACGCTCATTGTCTGCTTCCAGAATCAGGTCGAAACGGCCCCGGCTGCGACAGCCCGGGGCGCACGACCGTGTTGAGGGCGGTAGCCGCCCGGTGAGTCAAGGCTGGTCCGAATGGGAATCCCGCGAAGGCGGTTCGCATACCCCGATGCGCTTGGCCGCCCAGCGCTCATAAAGGCCGATGGCGACGTCGGCGCCGGCCATGGCGGTCAGGCAACCGAAGGCGCAGGCGGTCCAGATCGACACGCCAGCGGCATACAGCAGCATGATCGCCGAGACCCCGCAGACCACGCAGGCTCCGGAGCGCAGCGCCAGGCGCCGCAGCAGCGACCAGCCACGGGCGCCCTCCTTGTCGGCGCGCCACATTTCGCCGGAAACGCCACCGACCAGGGCCAGGACGATGACCAGCCAGATCGGCATGTCCAGCAACGCTTGTTGCTCGTTTGTCATTCACGTCTCCCGTGCGGATTGAGGCCAGCGAAATGGCCGGTTGATAGAAGGCTGATAACGATGTTTCAAAGGGTCCCTGTCTGTCGGTGGCCCACGTTAGGCAGGCATTCCAAAAAGCCCGGTCGCCCGGGCTTTTCAGTAATGCAAACCTTGGTCTTTCGGCACTACTGGTGCGGTACGGACCCATTCAAATTGTTCCTCCG